GTCGACCTGCCAGCCCGAACACGGCCACAGCGTCGTCCTCGTCCAGCCGCTCCGTGAACCCCACCGCAAGCGGTTCCATGCCGCGCAGAATGATCCACATCAGCACCGTACGATCGCGCAACCTGTCCATCAGGTCGGCGCGGTTGATTTCCGGGGCCACCTCGAGCCCGCGCTCGACCAGTGCTTCGACGCGCACGATCACTTCCCCGCAGAGATCAGGCGGCACGCAATAGATGAGGGGTTTCGTCATGCCCATGTCCCTATGCTGGTGTTGGCACCGTGCGCGCCAATCGGCGCAATGCGCATGAAAGAGTTGGCGTCCGTGGTGTAAGCCCCGCCCGGAGCCGCCGACAGGCTGTACTGAGGAATAAATGTCCCAGCCACATTGCATGAGACAATGCCGCGCACGACAACGCGCACATGGTTTGATGCGACGGCCATAGCCGACGTGATCGTGGCCGTCGACGCGGACGTGAGGTTATGAATGAATGACGCCACCGTGGCCCCGGGCACGACGGCCACCGAGCTATTGAGGACTGTATACGTGATGCTATTCAGCGTTGCCGTCCCGCCAAACAGCAAGCGGAACTGGTGCGATGTGGTCCCGGCGCTTTTTGTGAAGCTGGCCACGATGTCGAATTGATAGACGGTTGATGCCGCCAGTGCGCAGCCCACGCCAAACATAGATTGAGCGCCCGTTGCGTCTGCTCCTGCCAGTCCTGCGTGCAGCCGGAACACTTGCTCGACCGGCACGAACCCGTCGACATCGCCCGAATACGTGAGCACTCCGCCGGTAATCGGAAACCGCCCCTCCAAAACCGTCGCCCGGCCTTCAAGCGCGGTTGCGCGCGTGCCAAGCTGCACGATTTCGCTATTGATGCGGGTCCGGTTGGTTTCTCCGACAGCAAGGGTCATCAGTACCTCCCCGCCTTGCGAAATTCCGGATGAATGCCCGTTGCAAACGTCCACGCAGTTCCGGAAGGAATGCGCAGCCGCGCGCGGGCGTAGCGGGTGTTTTCCAGCACAAAGGCGTTGCCGTCGTCGTCGATCGCGCTTTCCGTGCCATCGACAGGGATCTCCGAGCGCTTCCCGCGGCCGACGATGCTGGCATACCCGGTCTCGGCATCGGTCTCAGGCCGCAGGTTGTTGACCTCGATCCGCGATCCGGAAATCTCCTGCTCCGGTGTCTCAATGCGCGCTTCCATTGAGTCGCCAGAGAGAAACCCGATCTTGTTAGCCGTGTCGCACAGCGCCAGCGCCGGCAGCGTGGCCGACGACACAGCATCCAGAGAGAATTCGAGCGCATCCAGATCACCGCCGACGATGCCGCCCGACGTGTACACACCTGCAAACGTCGATCCGTCCAGATCGAACGTCGTGCCATTAATCACCGTGATCGTCCACGTTCCATTGGCAGCCGTGACACCGCCAACCGCTGAAATGGTCTTCACATCGCCCGTCGTCAGTGTCGAGGTATCTGCGACCGTGATCCGGATTAGGCCCGACCCATTATCGGCGGCCCCGGTGATGGTCAGAGCACCCGGCGCAATGGCGTCCAGGCCCTCTAGCGTCAAGCCGGGGCGGGAGAGCGGCGCCAGGTACTGCCCGGCAATCTCGATCGGCGCCCATCGCTGCAGAATGTAATTGTACGCCAGCAGGCGATCGAACTGACTGGCCGAGCCGGCCACATCCCGGTATGACCACATGACAACGCCGCGTGTCGGGTCGGCTGCTGCTACGATATATTGCGGGGCGGCAAGGTCTGCGCCGTCCAGGAACGTCCGGTTGACCTTTTCCTCACCGATTTCCGAAATCGCGCCGTCGACCGTCATGGAGATGAAGCCGCGGGTCGTGTATGCAAAAATCTGGTTATTGGCCGTTGTCACCCCGTCGGCGCCGATTACGCCGAGCTTTTCCCCGATGCGGTCGATCGAGAACACAATGTCGCTGCCCTGGGCATAAATCATGCGGCGCATTTCGGTATCCTGCATGATGACGCCAAGCTCACCGCCCACAATGGCGCGCGGAATGCCGCCCGATGGCAAATCCTGATAGTCCGAGAAGTTTGTGCCCGCCGTCCAATTCGTGGTGTCGTTCAGCCCGCTCCAGGCAATGCGATAGGGGTTTGACAGCAGATCGCAGAGCACGAGAAAGCGGTTCACCACAGCGATGTTCCCGGCTTGTGGCGGCGATCCTGGGGCGGCGGCGAACGCCGACGAGGATGTGAGGTCAAAGCGTTGCAGCACGGCATTGCGCTGCGTGGCGAACACGTAGTTGTTGAACTGGACAAACCGCCAGTTACGATCGTTGTCGAGGCTCGTATAGGTGCCGGCGCCCAGCGACACATCGGTCCAGGCCAGCGTGGTGTTGTCGAGCTTGTACAGCTTGGTTGCGGTGCCGGCGAAGATCGTCACGGTGGCATCGGCGTTGCGGGCAAAGAAGAACCCCCGGCAGTTAGCCGCCAGCGCATCAGTGTAGGGCTCGAACTCTTTTACCGGGCCGTAGCCGTCGGCGCGCGGCAACACGTTCTCAATCTCAGAGGTATACTCCCGATTGAGGTCTGAAACGTCCGGCCGATATTCTCCGAAGGCCAGCAGCGCCATTAGAAGTCCGTAGGCGTGACCGCCCACCCTCCCGTCTGCACTTTGTTGGACGTGCGGATCTTGAGCCGCGTCAGGATCTCGTCTGCTGCACCCGAGGCGATCTGCGCGCGCTCCGTGTCGACGATGACGTGGGCGAACAGTTCAAACTGCGCCCTCATGCGAATGAGCTTTTCGGCTTCCACCATCCACGGATTGCCCGTTTCTCCGGATGTGGCAGGAGCCGCAACCTTGATCACGCCGCCCACGCGCACCGTATACACGTCGTCGGGAACGGGATAGAGCCGGAACCGCTTATCATAGAACGTGTAATAGCGCGGCTCGCCGGTCTGGGTACCCTGCTCTGACAGTTCTTCAATGCGGGTGGGGGTTTCTTCGTACAGCTTCACGACCTGGTTGTCGTCAAGTTCAAGCTTGACGTAGTCGATCTTCTCGATCAGGCCGATGTCGGCATCGTCCGTGGCGGTGTAAAATTGCTGATCGACAACGCTGGCGAATGTCATTTCGCGGCTGACGTTGAACCAGAAGCGTTCGCCCTGATAATGGTCTATCGCGGTATAGATGGCTTCCTCGATCTGCGTGTTGATGTTGGAGCGGCGGACTTCGCGCGCGATCCGGTCAATCATCGTGGCGAGCGTGGTCATATCAGGCCATCCAGATTGCAGACGAGATGAACAGGCAGGCGGCGAGGAACTTCGTCCCAAAGCAGAGCGTGCTCAGTTCTTGGCGAGCAGCGCTAAGGCGGTCGCCCAGTCTATTTTTTTGCCTATTGCCGCGCCGATCACTGCCAGACCCACCGCCACCATGTACCAGTCCCGCGGCGTGATCTTGCTGCTTTCCAAGTCGTCCAGGCGATCCCCGTGCGACTCGACCTTCATCTCGACCACCGTAAGACGGTGTTCGGTTTTCAAATTGTGTGATGACGGCATTGGCCATGTGTCCCGCCCCGCTGCGTTCGGCCTTGTAAAAACCCAGGGGGCGATGGGGAGCCCCCTGGGGTCGTCTGGGCTTGGAGTGTGGGGACGCTTACGGAGCCAGGATGTATTCGATCCACACGCGGCCGGCGCCGGCGGTGGCCGCCGTGCCCGTGAGATCGACAGTGCAGTTGATGAGCGTATCGACCGTGACATAAGCGTCGTTGGTCGTCGCCATTTCGTCGGCCACGATCACGCCAATCGTGCCGAGCGCCAGATCCGTTGCGAAGCCGTCGTCATCGGCAACGGTGCCGATATCGAGGACGTTCGTGGACCCGGCGTTGAAGGCCGTCGTGACGACCACGCCGCCCCGGATGACCATGGCGCCGGCAGGGATGTACCCGAGAGGCACGACAAGGCCGTCGTCGGCGTAGGTGATGTTGGCAGACAGGTAGTGCACCTGATGCGTCTGGTATTCGCGCGCGTTCGTGCCCGCGGTATTGGTAGCCATGATGGTTTCTCCCGATCAGGAATTAGACTGCACGAGCGGCGTAGGTGGACACAACGACGGTGCCGAAGTCCTTCGAGTCGAAGCGGCACTTCTTGAGGCCCCAGATGGTCCAGGCGCCGACTTCGAGTTCGCGTTCGTGGTCGATGAGTTCTTCTGACCAACGGTACTTCATCGGCCCCTGCGGGTTGCCGTTGCCGTAGCCGATGGCGGCCGCCTGAGCACCCAGCAGCACCGCGCGGCGCACCGTGGTGATGGCCACACCGGTGGAGCCGTTCACGCCCTGCGTCACGTCCTGAGACTGCCGGAGGATGACGCCATTGTATTCGCCGAGCGCGCCCGAATAGATCGGGTTCTTGCTGACATCCACGCCGCTATAGGCGTACTTGGTGATATCCTGCCAGCCGCCCGTCGACGTGGTCGTGCGCAGGCTCGTGACCTGGGCCGGGTCGAGATACATGACATATTTCGGCATCCCGCCGACCATGACCGGGCGGACCATGTTGTTGCCGATCGCGGCGACTTCCTTGGCTTTGTCGATCAAGGACACAACGAACGTGTCGCTCGATCCCAGGCCCTGGTCGTTGGTGGCCGTGCCCGCCCAAATGTGGCGGGTGGACGACGGCGCGACAACGGAGTTGAAGCCGGTGAAGCGCAGACCTGATGTGGTGGAGTCGGTGTTAGCCGGCGTGTAGCCGCAGACGTGGTTGAAGAACGAGACGCTCTTGCGGTCCTTGAACCAATCCTTCAGACCGTCCTTGGCTTCCGAGCGGATATCGAAGGGCACGCGCTGTGCGTCGATGGTATTGTCAGAGCGGCTGCGCACCGTGTTGCCGAGTTCGTTGATGAGGATGGCGTCGGAATAGATCGAGAGGCTTTCTCCGTTGCCGACGGCCTTCTGACCTTCCGTGAAGCCAGCGCCAGAAAGCCGCGTGCGCAGGCCATAGGTCACCTGGTCGCCGCGCTTTTTGGAAAAGTCCGTCTTGACGTGAATGATGCTGTCCGAGGTTTCGCCCATGAGCTTGCCGATGTCGGACGTGTCGCGCTCTGCCTGCGCCAGTTCCTTGGCCCAGAGCTTCTGAGCCATGGCGTCATTGACTGCGAATGAGGTGGTCATAGTGCCCCCTGATGGTTCTGCCGATTGTGGGATTGCTCAGGTAACGCCCTAAGCGCGGCGGAACGATCTAACGTGATCGGGGACGTTGACCTATTGTGCGCGGGTCAAAGCGCGGAACAGCTTAACGGGCTGGAGCGGTCGGGCGGCTTGCTGTCGTGGAAAATCTTCTAGCTGGAGGAAAGAAGATCACACCAAGCACGCCCGACACCTTGATAACTGTGCTGATTTGCGCAGTGTGGCAAGAGCACGGCGAAATCGTGGGAGGTCTGGTTTACCCTCCGATCACCTTGCGCCACGCGGCCGGGCCGTGCTTCGCAATGTACGCTTCGCGCATCCGAATGCCATCAGCTTCTGACGAGTTCAGGTATTCCTGAATGCTGAACCCTTCTGACATGCCGCCCTCTCCGGCTCCTCGCAGGGAAGCGCTGGCGCGTCGTCCGTTTTCCAGCTGCTCGATTTGCTTTGCTGCTTCTGCCAAAGCGTTTGGTGCTGCGGTGGCAGTCTTTCGGAACCCTCGTGCGGTGGCCAGCTTAAAGAGACGCTCCGCAGGAGACTTCCCGGCGCGCAGAGCTTCCGCCACGACATCGCGGGCCTCCTCTTTAAGCAGGCGATCACGTTCGGCTTTGTCGTCGATGCCAAGCGCTTCCATTTCAGCATGACGCTGCTGCACGAGGTAGGCGAATGCATCTCCAAACGCGGGCTCGGCCGCCTTGAAGCGGTTCATGTCCGCGACGAAAGCCGAGTTGGTGCGGTCCTCCTGCGTCGATCGCTGCATCTGGGCGATCATGGCCTGGGTTTTCTCGAACCGGGCCTTCATCTGCTTCGCGTAGCCAAAAATATCCTGTTCCGGGTCGATGTCGGGCCCGTCCGCAAGGTCGAGTTCGGCAGCGGCCTGCTTCGGGGGCGCGGTTGCTTCCGTCAGGATGGCCAAGCGCTCTTTCGCGGCGATCAGGCTTTCGCGATACGTCTGCGCCTCGTTGCGTGCCGTCTTGGCCGTCTCCTTCACACGCAGGTAGGCTGACCGCGGTACGAACTTCCCCGTCTTGGGATCGCGTGCCGGGGCGTCGGCGTCACCATCGAGGTCGTCATCGTATACGCCAACGTCATCCTGCTCTTGCGCCACATTGGCGTTAATCGGGTCGTCTTGCGCCAAATTCTGGACGGACGGCACAAGCCCATCCGTCTTTTCACCCCGGCTTTCGAAATAAGCGCGTTCGGCCGGCGTAAAGTCGTCAGAAGCCGTGACCTCGATCTGAGGCGCCGGCGTGGTCGAAACTGCTGCTTGCGTGCTCACAATCATGCTCCATTCATGAGGCCGCCCGGCAGTGCCAGCCCACTGGGCATAGCGCCATTACCGGCGGATGTTTCAGGCATCGGAGCGGCCTGTGCAGGCTCTGCCCCCAACTCAGGCACTTGGCGCAAGGGGCTGGGCGCCTCTCCGCCGTTCGTTCCCATGATCGGCTGGCCGTCGTCCTCGATCAGCTGCTTTCCGGCACCAAACCCCATGGCAGCAAGCGCCGCTTCGAACGTCGCGACCTGCATGGCGTTCTGTTCGCTTGCGGCTTTGGCCAGCGACAGCACCGCGCCAGCGGCCTTGCTCTGGGCAGAGGCTTCCTTGTCCGCAACTTCCGCTTCTGCGGAGCGCTTCGAGAGGGCCTGCGCTTCCTCTTTGGCCGGATCCGGCTTGCTGGCCATCTCGCGGAAGGCCTGTACGAGCTTTGCAGGCAGCCCAGGCACGTAGTCGAGCAGCACCATAATGTGTTCCGGGCCCACCATGCCTGCCTGCATGAGCGGCGGCAGCAGGATCTGAATGGACGCCCAAATCTTTTCTTTGCTGTTCGGGCTCGTCGGAGCATCCGAGATCACAACATCGTACTTGCCCATGACTTTGTCGCGCACGAGCGGGATAGATTCCTGCGCATCCTCACCCGCAATGCGGATCAGGCGTCCGTCGGCCAGCACGGTCTGGATGTAGTGCAGGCGCACGCGCCCCACGCGCTCGCGGAACATCGCCATGCTGTCGAACAGGGTCGCCAGGATGGTCATCGCAGCCTGCTTGCGCTGCGTTTCGAGCACGCCTGCTTGATCGCGGTTGGCGAGCCCCATCAACTCCAAATTGATGCCCGTCACTTCAGAGAACATCTGATCGGTGATCTGGATCAGGTTGAGGACGCCAGAGGTAAAACCCTGGCCCGGCTTGGCCATCACCTTGCCCTTGGAGATCGCGCCGGGGTTGACGACGACGATCCCCTCCGGCCGGGCGTAGTTGCGCTTGGCTTCCTCGACATCTGGGAAAGCATCGCTCTCCGCAATGATGCCGCCTTTGGCCGTGGCGTTGACGATGTGCATCAACTGGGCAAAAAACTTGTTGCCCCAGGTCTGGGGATCGCGAATGTCGCGGATGAGACCGGAGAAGGTGCCGTCCTCGTTCGGCTCCCAGGTGGTGCAGTTCATCGTGAAGTTGGTCGGGCACGGGCAGTCACCGGAATGCAGCAGAACGCTCCCGAGGAAGGCCTGCTTGTAGACCTTGCGGCGCATTTTTGTGCCCGGCCACTTGCCCGTAGGGCTCAAAGCGCCATAGGACTTCTGCGCCTTGGCATAGTCGGCTTCCGACATGTCGATAATGCGCTGCGCCTGCGGATTGCGGATCGCGTCCGGGTTTGCCGCGCGGTAATACGGTTCGAACTCCCACCATTGCACCTGCACGAGCGTCACGGTACGCTTGGGGTCGTTGTCGATATGATGTTCTTCGCGCAGTTCCTTCTGCTCTTGCGTGCGCGGCTCGTTGGCGGGTGCCGTCACGTCAGAGGCCCAGGAGGCATCGAGATCGAAATCGCTGAACTTTTTGTTTGTCAGGCCTCCGATGATATTGCGGGCATCGGCCACACGCATCTTGCGCACGCGCGCAACGCGCTTGGCGTCCAGGATGTTCTGGTCGCGCGCTTCCCGGTCCCACACCATTTCACACGGGTGAATTCGGCACTCTTCATAAAGGCCCTGGGGATCGTCGTCGTAACTGATGATCGCTTCCGTCCAGCCCATGCCGCAGATCGTGGCATCGCGAAATGCCCGGCTCTGGTGGCGCGTGGCGAAGCAGCTATCTTCCATCCACTGCGAGGCTGCGGACAACAACTCGTTGGCCTTCACTTCCCCTGGGCTGTCGAGCTCACGGGGAAGATAGGCCGTTTCCATGCGATTATTCGTCTCGATCCCGCAGATGGCGCGCACGTATTTGTTGGTCTTATTGAACGTGACAACGGGCCGGCTTTCGTCCTGAAGTTTCTTGCGGTCGGCTTCGTCCCACTGGCCTGGACCTTGGGAAAACTTGAAATCATTCGACGCCTGCCGGCGCCACGCCGACGTGTGGTCGATGTCATCGGACACGCAGGCTTTGAGCGAGGCAAACAGCTCCTCGTCCTTCATGCGCGCGGAGCCGCGGTCGTCCTTGTCGTATGTCGTCCCGGCGTCCGTTTCCATGGTCTTAAATCTCCGCCTTGATGTTGTGGAGTGTGCCGGAGCCGGACTTCACCGCGGCCTTGGTGAGCACGACAGCCAAGTGATCGCGATAGCCGGCCATCTTCTGCGCCACGTCGCGCAGTATCATGGATACTGGCGCTACGTGAGGCCCGACCATGCCGGCCTGATCCTCAAGTTCTTGGATCCACTTGTCGTGGGCTTCTTTCATGCCGAGCAGCACAAGCTGATCGCGGGTGAGCTTGCGCTGATCGAGTTCGACGAAAGCGCCGTCGGGCGCGTGCGCGGTGTCTGTCATTGTTTCACCAGATTAGGGGATGCAATCAACGCCGGATCATACAGACGCACGCCTGTAGGCGTTTCATATCCAGGAGGCTCACCGTCAGTCCCGACAAATGCAGCCCACTCCATGGCGATGCCAGTGCGAGCGTCGATCATGTCGAGGAGATTGGTACGCTCGAAGAGGTCGGCTTCAGGTGGCCAGCCGCCTTCTGGCGTGGGCTTCGTCAGGGTGTCTGCGCTCGATGAGTGATACCAGAAGTTCCAAAGCGAGCGTGTGCCCGAATGCGGGACTTCCGCGATATGCACGTGCACGAGAGGGACAGGCTCACCGCTAGACACATCTGCAATGCCTAGCGCTGCCATGGTCGCAAGGGCTGTTGCTCTATCAGGGGCGGAAGCATTGACGAGGATTTCCATTTTGTTCCTCCCCTATGCCGTTGTCATGGTTTGAAGGGTGGCGTCGGCTTTTCGCTCAGGGAAGTAAGCCAATACGGACAGCAGGAAGGGAGACGAACCTCCATAGGAGCCGTTCCCGGAGCCTAGTGTCAGTAGATTGACAGTGCCCGGCATTGTAACACTTGTCGTATCCGCGATTGACAGGGTGCCATCAACCGCCCCGCGCGCATTGTTGACCTCAGCCGCCATTGCGTACTTGTGTGCGCCGACAACTGGAGACAGATAACTTCCTTCCGCAAAAGACACTGACCCCCCATTGCGCACAATCGGTATAATGGAGCTAGGTGTGAAGTAGAACCCAAAAATCTCAGCTATGCCGCTGGTCGGTTTTAGTTTTGCAATGTCGGTTATTCCAGTACTAAGCAACGTGAATCCCGAATACAGCGTCTCCGCTGTAGTGCTTAGAGGGAACAGCGTCGTTGCTATGGCGATATTATCCGCCGCCCTCGTGACTGCCGCTGCATAGGTGATGATGGGGCTCGTGACGACCGTTCCCGTCTCATGCTGGAGACACCAGACATCAACTTCATCGCCGCTTGTGACAATGCGGATGCCAACGGTCGGATTGGTGGATGTGACAGCCGCAAGCGAGACCCGCGTCCACGAGCTTGTGACTGTCTGCGTCGTCCACGTTGACCCGTTATCCTGCGTCAGATCGATGTTGCCTGAGCCCGTGCGCCGCTTGATGTAGACGCTCGTTACGCGAGACGACGAAGCCGACGTGATGGCTTGCAGCGCCGTGGCGTTCCCAGCCGTCGCTGTCAGCGTACTAGCGCTGTTGGCGACGTTATCAGGACCCGTCGCTGTCAGCGCCGCTGTCAGATTGGATTTGGTCCACGAGGCGTTCGTGAAATCGTTAGAACGCAGGCACAAATTCGTGGCCGCAGGTTCCACCAGTATCCCCGTCCTCACTCCCCCGCTGAAGACATAAGGGAGATCGTAGACGGCTGCCGATGTCGTTGCGACGTAGGTAGAGACGGAAGGCGTGCGGCGGACGTGCACCGTGCCGCTGCCCGAGGTAGACCCGCATGTCAGCGTGCCCGAAGCCGCCGTGAATGTCGTCGTGCCTGCAGTGACTGTGCCCGTCGCGGCGCCTGATAGCGTAATGGAGACGCTGCCCGTGATGGTGATCGCATACGTTGCGCCACTGATAACGGTAATGGATTGATTGGCCGGGGTTGCGCTGTTGAGATACAGATTGTGCGCCTGCCCGGCGATGAAGCCGTCTGCCTGCTCCGTGAACTTGAGCGAGGGCGCAGTATACGTCAGCTTACTCCCAGGTCCTAGCAGTGCTCCTGTAGTGGCAGAGACTGTGCCCTGGGAGGAGTAGTCGAGAACGTCGGTTTCATCGTTGATCGAGATACTGGCATCGGTGAAATCCATCACCATGCCGTAGGGGCCGTAATTCGATAAGAACGTGCTGGACAGCAGCCCGCCGTCAGCAGCGTCTGAAACGCCGCCCGTGAATCCCACGTCAATCGTGCCAACCCCAAAGCCGAGCCGCATTAGTACCCCGCGTGCACAACAAGGCTGGACGTGGTGCCGGTCAACCAAACCCGCGTAACCCGGATCGGATGCCAACCTGCCGTGAGGTCAATCGTGCGGGCGTTGCCGTTCTTCGTCGTCACCTTGACGGTGCCGGCAACTGGCAAATACAGCGCGCGGCTGCCTGCTGCGATGTCTGCGCTATCGCTCAAAGTCACAGGGATCACATCCTCAACAGGATCACTCAAATAGCTCATGCGCGTGCTTCTCCGTTCTGAGGCTTGGCCTTCATCGCGGCCTGCTTTTTCATACCGTCCAGCTTAATGCTGTTGGCTTCCTGCTCATGCTGGCGCTGATCAAAGCGGTCTTGACGATCAAGCTCCGCGCCTTCGCGCTGCATCTGTATGTCCATGGTCTTGGCTTGCATATCCATTTCCATGGCCTGCTGCTTCAAGCTGAGTTCTGCCTGTTTAAGCTGCAGTTCCGCCTGCTTGATCTGCAGATCCATGGCGGCGCTCTGTTCCTTGATCTGCGCCATGCGCTCTTCGTGCGCGGCCTTCTGCTGTAGGCTCTGCGCTTCAAGCTGGACCTTCTGCTGATTGGCTTCCATGTCAGCTTTGGCCTTGACCGCTTCAGGATTCTCCTGCGGCGGCGCTTGGGCTGCTTCCTGGGCCTTTTCCTGTAGGCTCTCAAGCGCGTCTTCAGCTTGCTTGCCAAGCTTGAAGTGCCTGGCGAACTGGGAGAACACCTCCACCATGACCGGCAGCGCGGGCTGGGCCACCTGCGGAGCGCCTTGGACAAATCCTGCAATGGCGCTTGAGAATTGCGCTGTGCCCTGCAAGAAAAGGTTCATCTGCTCCTGCTTGCGGCCCAAATCCGCGCGCACGGTCGAGTCAGATTCAATGTCGATGCGATACGAGCGCACGTCCTGCTTGAGCATCTGCAGGGCAGCCTGGAACTTCTGCGCCTCCATCTGATCCTTTTCGGGATCTCCGGTCTGCGCCGGCAGGCTGGTCATCAGGGCGATATTTTGCGCGGTGAAATGGCGAATGATCACAGCCGCTTTAAGCCGGAAGATGTCGCGAGCAAACCGGGCCACGGCGCTCTGCATATCCTTGACACGCAGCGAGCCCCATTCCTGCTTGATGTTCTGGGCCGTTGCGGTCTCGTTGGGGTTGGAAGACCCGCGCAGAATGTCAGATAGGCCAGTCACCTCATAGATGGTCTGCTTGATCTGATCGCGCTGGACGTAGAGCTGCTGCAGGGCGCCCACAATCTCTTTCAGCGGCCAATGGGCGATAGCTTTCTCTAGGCCGCCGCCGCCCGTCGCAAACTGTGTCGCATCCTTGGCTTGGACATATTCCCCGTCTTCGCAATTGCGAAGCAGTTCGAAGTCCGGCATGAGCTTACTGTCAACAAGGCCGCGCACTCGAAGCTGACTGACCAGCTTACTGATCCGCTTCGTGACCTTGTCCAGCTCATCAAGCAGCGGCTTATAGATGTCGTACGGGCAGAGAGGAACCAGCGTCTTGACACGGGACAGAAGCTGCAGCGGCTGGGGCACTGGGAAGAAGCCCGGCAGGTCCAGCGGGTCGTCTTCAACCTTCAGCGGCTCGTCTTTGTCCTTTGGCGTGATGAAGATGACCTTGCGGGTTGCCTTGTCCCAGATCTCGTGCACCTTCACGGTCTTGACGATGCCGCGTTCGCCTTCGCAGTCGTCGTCTTTCTCGTCAAAGCCGTAAGACTTAATGCGGGTTTCCGCTGTTTCCGGGGCGCCAATCAGTTCGGCAATCTGTTCCTTGGTGAGATCGTGGTCAAACCAGATGAACGGGACGTCTTCCCAGTAGAAGCCAGGTCCACGGCCCCACTTGTCCCAGCCGACGGGTTCGCAGGAGACTTCCTGATAGCCGACTTCCTCACCGTTGAATGAGGGCGTATAGCGCACCCGCGCCGTGCCACGTCCAGGCACAGCCGCAGCGCGCACAGCAGACGTGATCACCGTGTCATAGGGGTATTGATCGCAGGCGTAGGACACCGCGCGCTCGATGATATCAGCGCCCATCTTCGCAATCGGGTCTTTATCCCCAAAGCGGCGGCGCACATCCGGAATCGGTGTGGTGTTGTAAAGAGCGGGAACAAGCGTTTCGACGTTGGAGTGATAGAGGTTGAACGAAGTGTTGCTGTCCTTATGGGCCTCATAGACCTTAACAGCTTCCTCGCCGCGCTTGCGCCAATCCTCTTCATCCTTGCGCGCAGCCTCTATCCGCTTCAGCCAGATTTCCACCGGCTTGAGGCCAGCAGCTAAGGCGTCTTTGACTGAATCGATCTGCTGTCCGTCTTGCTCAGCCATCGCGTTCGCGCTTGCGCTTTCTCATCTCGACAATCTCACGGACTGTCATGTTGGGCCGGATCTGGCCGTTATCGTCGGCGGTGTAGATAAGCTCGTCTTTATTGACGTGCGGCTTTGGCGGCTCAATCTTCATCTCTTTCCAGGCCATGGCCATGTATCGGAAAGCGTCCGCCGTGTGGCTTGTCCAATCGTGCTTTGGTGTCTTCTTGAAAGCCTTGGACTTCTCGTCGTACTCCGTCCGGTATTGGCGCAGCGCCTCAAGCCCGAACTTGCATTTGTAGGCATCGAACCAGCACTGCTTGAGCGTCATCCGGCCTGCGTTAATGCCGTCCTCAACCGTGTGATTGTCTACGATGCGAAAATCGTCGCCCTTCAGCAGATCTTGAAGCTGTTCCACACGCGTGCGCTTCATTCCAAGAATGACGGCTCTAGCGTCGTGGGGAAGGTAGTGGGTGCCGTACTTGTAGCCCCTGGACTGCAACTCTGCGGCGTAGTGGTCGAGTTCTTGCCCAATATTTGAATAGTGATCCAAGACGCGAAGGCCGTTTGGAGACACTTGAAAGAACCAGATTGCAGTGCTGTCTTGCCCTTTGCCCAAGTCCCAAGCCGTGTGCACTGGGATGGCTTTGTCTTCCGGCAAATCACAGATGCGGCATTCGCGTTCGGCGTCCGCAATGCCTTTACCGTAGTAGGCGCCCATAATCGCAGCATCAAACGAGCATTCGTATTCCTGCTCATACTGCTCAGGCGTCATGCTCTTGCGAGCGTCTTCAAGCTCTTCAAAGTCGACAAGGCCCGTACTGGACGCCTTAAGCATGGCCCGAAACCATGCGTCGTCTTTGCCGGCTAGGTCCCAGACTTCCCAGAAAGCGTTACGGCCTTTCGGGGTGCCAATGAATGTGGCCCAACCCTTGCGGTCAGATAGAGCCGGGCGGATGACCTCAGGCCATGCCCTTGGGTCCATGTCGGCAGGCTCGTCAAGCACCACCCCGTCGAGATAGAGACCGCGCATGCGGTCGTAATTGTCTGCGCCGTACAAGCGAATGCGCGCGCCGTTCGGGAAATCAACGCGAAGCTCGCTTTCGTTGTTCTCAACCCCAGGGATGACGCTTGAGAACTTCTTGAGATAGTTCCAGGCTACGTCTTTGGCCTGTGTGTAGTACGGCGCTAGATAAGCAAACCTGGGGTCAGGCTTCTGGCACGTTAGAGCCGCTTTGATCAGTTCGTTAATACACGCAACCGTCTTGCCAGCGCGACGATGGGCAACGATGCAGGCCCATCTCTCTTTGCGCAAATGAAAGTCGACAAACTCGGCGCGCGGGGTGTACGGGATCGTGACCCGTACTACTTCATGCCGGCCCATTCGACCGTAATTGTTGTCTTCAGCGGCGCATCAGGGTCGCCTGCAACCGTCATAGGCAATACCTTGCCAACGAGGGTGAGAAACGCATTCGGGTTAGCATCGGCTTGCTGCATGAGGTAATTGACGCCGCCCTTCTTATCGAGCGCGGTCAGAATCATTTCCTTGAGATCACCCGTCACCTTGTTGGGCGTTCCCTTGGTTCTGCCGCCGGTCTTAATACCCTTTGCCATTGTGTTGTCTAAACACCTCTACTTTAGATAGCAGAGGGCCTTTCCTTCTATTACGCCGGACTAGGTTGCAGTTACGACTTGAGCTTATCTAGCGTCTCTTGGCTCGGGATGTTCTCAGCCTTCACAGCATACAATTGCCGGATGCGGATCCTGATCTCATCAGGGGCAAGCTTGTGCTCTAAAATCGTTGCCACCCTGTCACCGTCTCCATTGCGGAAGGCAACGAGGGTGCCGTTGTGATAGGTGACGATCTTAGGAGCTGCCGGGGTTAGTTCTTCGACAACGGACTGGATGAAGGCTTGGCGCTCACTCATTTGCTCAGCCAATACCCGCCTGCAATCCATGCGAACGTCTGAGGGTCCGGGGCCATGATCCACGGCACATCGAAGTTGTACAGACGCTCTGCAATAAGCGCAACGGCAGCGAGTGCTAGACCTAGCCCCGCTGCCCAACGTAGCCAGCCTATTACCCAGTCAATCCAGTTTCGGATGTAGCTCGGCAGGGCCTTGGTGTCGATTTGAGCCATTAGGCAACCTTCTGCATCAGGGCACGGGCGGCCCACTGTTCGATGCTGCCCACCTTCTGGCGAACGTCATCGGCAGGGTCGCCGTTGATATAGATGTTCGGGGCACCCATAGCAGTTGCGGCATTGCGCTCAGCCTGACGTTCCCAAATACCCATAGGCTCTTCACCATGGCCAGCCCAAGCGTCAACAATACCAGCTCGGCGGTTGAGGCCAGCCGCCAAGTAGAACAGCGGGGCAAGCAGCAGGAAGGCGATAGAGCTAAGGCCCATGACGCCCGTGTTGGTAGCTTCGCGTTCCGTCATGCTGACCACTTCGCGGAAGTCACCGGAGAAGGCGAGGCTAGCAGCCTTAAACAGCGTGTCGTTGTGGTTGGCAGCGGCGCTGGATTTGAACTCAGTCGAGACTGCTGCCGTGCGCTTGCCGTCAATGATACGCTGCGTGGCTTCGATGCGCTTGGACAGATCGTCCACCTTTTCAGCCGTGGCAATCTTGTCTTCAAGAGCGGCCTTTTCTTCCATCAATTTGAGGCACTTAGACTTGCAGCCGCCGCGCTTGCCCTCAAGCTCTACTTTCTTGTCAGCCGTAGCAAGCTGCGCGCGAAGGCCTTCAGCGGTCACGGTTGCGGTCCAGGCGTTCTGGTCCTTCAAGTCCGCAAGCTGCTTGCGCCACATCTCAAGATTGGACTTCTCTTCAGCGACGGCGTCCTGCCGCGTCTTCCAAGCGGCGTTCTGGACATCGGTCTGCTGCATGTCGCCAACGCGGATACTGGCCGAATATCCGACGTGGGTCATAAAGGCCACGAAGCCGAGCGGGACGCAGGCGACAGCAAACCAGCCGGCAGCGGTGCGGTTCCCCTTGCGCCATTCGAGGCTGGCCACGTCAGGCAGAATGCAAAAGGCCAGCGCCACAAGGGCAAAGCCGCCAGCGTGCAAGAGGCTAAGCGTGCTGCCGAACTCGTAGGAGATCCCAGCGTCAATGGCCATGGCGAACAAAGCCAGGAGCCAGAGAAACTGGCCCATCTGGTTGTACTGGCGCCACTGGGTCGAGAGGAAGTTGCCAACGCCCACGATGAGCGATGCGATGGCGCGGGGGATGGCCTTGAATAGCTGCCACAAGCTTGCATCTGCATGAGTCATGGGGTTCAGGCTCCGTTCATGGGGGAATGCTACGGATGTGGAATGAGAGGCCCAAGCTGCGGTTGCTGTTGCGGGGATTGGCAGCGCAGAGCGTTACCGGGCGTGGGGTCCCGGGTTGTCGTGCGGCTGCTCTGGGCTAAATGCAGCTTGGGCTTTGGGAAATTTCAGGTAAGCGGCAGCACTCCCTCAAGAAAATGGGGAGTGATACACCGAGCCGAACGTTACGCTGGGACGTTGCTCAAGGCCGGACAGACGCATTACGGGATTGATTATCTCGCGTTATACTGATTTGCCGGGAAATACCAGAGGCTAGCTGTTTTTATCTGAAGTGTTGCGCCCGCGACTCATTTCTTCGCGAACGGTTAGGTACATGCGAACGGCGGAGCGCGCCTCTTCGTCAGTTCCTGCCAGCTTGTCGAGTTCTGCTTTGGCGATGATCAAATCATAGCGGGCTTGAGAAAACCTAACAGCTTGGGCCTTCCGCTGTTCCTGTGAAAGCCCATAGGCATTACTCATCTCTAGTGCCTGATAGATGGCTGCCTTGCTCACATATTCCGCTGCTGCCTTTGCTATGTCGCTCATGTCCTTTTCCTTTTCCGTGCTGCTGCGTCCGCATCCACAATAAGCCGCCGCACCATCTCAGCCCGCGACGGTAGATCGTCCTCGCCCTTGCGGAGCCTGTCCAATGCCGCCAAATCGCTGGCGGACATGCGCATTTCAAAGCGCTCTGTTCTGTTATCTGTGTCTATCATGCCTCTATACGTACAATCCGTAAAAAAGATTGTCAAGAGGCTTGACTTGTGTCCGTACAATCCGTATAACAGGGACAGTTAAATGAGAACACGGGAGAACGTAAATGAAAATCACGGCAGAACAGTACAAGGACGCCACTGCTCGCGGATTCAAGGCCTACTGGCACAAGCTGACCGGCTTTGCAGAGGCCTGCTTCGATACGAAAGTTTACGACGATTTGAAGGACTACAGAACCACCAAGCCCGATGCTGCCGACATGGCGGCCTGGAAGATAGACGCAGACGAGTGGCGCGATGCACAGGCCAAGGCCATTGAAATGGCCATGGCGCACTTTGAAGACCAGTAACGAGTAAGCCCCCGGGAAGTTCTGACCTTCCCGGGGGCTATTGCCTCAAACCCAACCAACCACGGAAGGATTCTTAGCATGGGCACTATCGCACTCTTTGCTTTCCTTGTCATCGCCGCGCCGGTTCTTGTGCTCGGCTTTTTCTGCCTCGTTGTGGATGCTATCGAGGGGATCAACCAATGAACCACGGTAGGATCTTGGCAGCCCTTTCAGGTGCTGCTTTTCTCGGCGGGTCTCTCACCATAATTATGGGATCAGCCCTTCTGCAACCTTGGTCTTGGGGGCAAGCCCAAGTCCTTACGGTGCTGATGATACTCGGCACCATCGCCGCTGGTCATCTGGCAAAGGTCGCTTTCAAGACTCGTTCCGTCTCCTGCGTAGGCTTCGCTGTCCTGTTCGTCGCTGGTAGTGCTTTGGTCGTCTACAATAGCGTAGGCAGGCAGGCCGAACAGCACGACACCGTCGCGCTCGAAAGGGCAACAGCAAACGCGCTCATCGAGGACAAGGTTCGCGACATTGAAGCTGCCCGCGAACGCTTGGCCAATGCTGAGCGGAACGCTGACCGCGAACGTGGTTCCAAGTGCGGCCAGAAGTGCAAGGGCTGGGAAGCTGCGGCGGCTGATGCGCGTAACGTGATCCGAGTGTTGGAGTCTGAAGTTCGCGCCCTTGGAGCGCCTAAGCCGGTCGATGCTAAGGCGAATAAGGCAGGCGAGTTGGCGGCGGTGTTCGGCTTTAATCGTCAGAAGGCAAGCGCCCTTGCTGCTCTGATAGAGCCGTTCCTGTGGACGATCTTCTTTGAGATCGGGACGATCGTTTCCCTGGGTTTCGCGTTCCACTCGACAGTTTCCAAAGTTTCCAAGCCTGTTTCGGATAGCGGAAACTCTGGCGGGGGAAAGGCGGAGCGGGCGCAGATCCGGCTTGTTGAAGATCACGAGGTTGCCGCCCTCAAGAAAGCGCTTCAAGGCCGTGGGGCGCTGACCAATGACGAGCTTGCGGCCGCAATGTCCTGTGCCAAAGGCGAAAGCTCGAAGCGCGTCACGCGGGCGGAAACTCTTGGGCTTGTTCGTCGGGAGCGTGTCGGGAAGCATGTTGCAATCTCTCTGATGCACGCGCACTGAGGAAACTTCAGAAACTCACTCATAGGGGCGGTCTTCAATGGCCGCCCTTTTTGCGTCTGCGCATATGCCCTCAGTCCATTCTGCCATCATGCAGCCTCCAGCGCTGAAGCGGGAACCTCTACCACCCGCATTGATCCAAATAGCTGAGCCTCAAGAAGCGCTCGCGCTTTGTTAATCCATTGAACTGTCCAAACACGATCAGCGAGCGGCCCTGAGCCGTTCTTGAGCCTGACCTTGGCGCCAGCGCGAATCCGCTTTGTAGCGGCTCTGGCTTCCAGCCTGAAAATTAGATCCTCTATTGAATTTGCCAGCTTAGCCCGGTCTGCATCAGATACTAACGCTGCCTTGTCTTCTACTTGGAGAAGCCCTCTAACATCCCGTGTTGATGTCACGTCGTACAGCCATAGGTCTAGGACGTGCTCAGATGGGGCCTGGACAAGGATGTAGCTCATCAGCGGCGTGATGGTGCGGCGCCTCTTGAGCTTGCCGCCCTTGGCCACAGCACGCACGCGAGCGATGGCGGGGAGATAGGCCTGATACCCCTTGCGGCGCAATCGACGGCGGACCTTGCGGATCTTGGCCGGGTCTGCGGTGATGACGATCCAACTGCTCAAAGCAGTGCCTCCTGTTTTGGCGATGGCGCCTTCTCTTGTTCGATGAACATATCGGGCTGTGCGTAAGCGGCTTCGATGCGCTTGCAGGCCGTCTCAAAATATCCGGGGTCTATCTCAATTCCGATGAACTTCCGGCCAAGCTTCACAGCAGCAACGCCAGTCGTGCCAGAGCCCATGAAAGGGTCTAGGATGGTGCGGGCTGCAGGCAAGAAACCTATGCACCATTCCATCACAGCCACGGGCTTTTGCGTTGGGTGCTGGCGGAACACTGGTGCACGTACCTTGTCCATTTCGCCTTTGCGGATAAAGCCGTTCCATTGCCAGCGGAAAATGCGCATTGCACCCGGATCGCTGCACCAAGCCATTTCGCCATCGGCAAAATCGCCGCTGTTTTCCTTGTCCCAAACAAGCCAACGCGGCGCTGGTCCAAGATCGAAGTAGTTGCCGCCCCAAACGATCCACGGGCACGCAGGAAGCACTGCAAGGTCGGGCCGTTCCCGATCCCAGTCAAATCCGCCGTAGTCTCGCGGCGGAGCCAAACCGCCCCGGGTTGCGTTCTTGCGCCCGCTTTCCCCAATCCCATACGGCGGGTCTGTCACGACAGCATCTACTTTAGGCAGTAGGGGTAGGACCTCCCTGCAATCGCCAAGCAGCAAACGGCAGTCGCCAATGATCACTTCACGCTTCCACATGAGAAACCTCTTTGTGTCTAGCGTTTGAGCAGACGCGCGAGCAGAACTTATTTTGCCCTTTCAAAATTGCGTTTCGTCGGCGCCAAAACCTTTCACCGCAACGCTCACAATGAAAATGCCCACCAGTCTTGCCTGCCTCACCTATGCGCTTTGCATGGGCGCTTCCTGCAAACTTGTGGCCTGACATGCCAGGGCCGCCATCCGTCACGTTCAGAAGCGTGTTCTTGTGTATGACCACCCAATGACGCTCGCGCGATACCCTGTCGCGCTCGTCAACCTGCTCAAGAACAACAGCTTCAAAACCATCGAAGTTTTCGAGTACCCACACATGGAAAGGCAAGTCACTACCCGACTTAGCCTCGCCAACATGAGCCCTTATTCGATCTCTCATGCTTCGCGATGTGCTGCCTATGTAAACAAAAGCACACTGCCAATTTTTCCGAATCCCGTAGATCAGGACTCTCTTTGGCTCGTTGATGATTTTTACACGCGCGCCAGCGCAATCTATCGGCGGCTCGCTTTCCAGCTTCTTCCGGCATTCCTCGATGGCAAGGGCGTAAGACTTCGCGGAGTTGTCGGCTGCGTCGTAGCTCAAGGCGTTCTCCTGACAACCTTCGTCTTGGTGCTTTTCTTGGCTCGAATAGCCGCCGATGCGTCGTGATAGACGGGCTTAACCTTGACCTTGCCGCCCTT